GTATAAGAGTTATGTAATGAAGTTTAACTTATTTTTAGAATAAAGGAAAGCAAAATGATTATTGAACACGTAGGTAATTTGTTGGACGTAACAAAGGGTATCATCGTTCATGGTTGCAACTGTCAAGGAGTTATGGGTAGTGGCGTTGCTAAAAGTATTAGAGATAAATGGCCTAGTGTATATAACGCGTACAATGATCATTATAATTTTGAAGGCTTACACTTAGGAGATACAATTCCAGTATGTGGGGAAAGAAACACTAATAGTATTCATATTAGTAAGTATACTCATCAACTACCAGAAGAATTAATAGTAGTTAATGCTATGACTCAATACGAATACGGCGGAGTTAAAGGAGTGGTATACGTTGACTACGATGCTGTAGCAGCTTGTTTCTCATGCATTAAACTTTTAGCTAGAGATACGGGATTACCGGTGCATTTTCCATTGATTGGTTGTGGCCTAGCCAATGGAGATTGGAATATTGTAAGTGAAATTATTGAGTCAGCACTTGGTCCTGACATTGAAAAACATCTTTGGAGATTGGCTTAATGATTGCGGAAACTAAACTTATTTCGTATTTTGTACGATATGAATTCTTTGCTGAACAAGGTCCTAGAGAAGGTGAACTACGCACCCGCAACATAGGAATAGAATTATCAAAACCTGTAAGAAGTATGGAAGATATTAATACAGTACAACTTATTATTGCAAGAAAAATAAGTACCCCACAAGAATCTTATAGTGTTAGAGTAATGTCTTGGCAACGATTTGAGAAGGATGAATAATGAGTAAGTGGATTATAGTAGATGTAGAAAGTGATGGCCCAGCTCCAGGAATAGATATGTATTCCATGATCAGCTTTGGGGCTGTAGTATTGGACACAAAACTGGATAAAACTTTTAAGGGACTAACCGCCCCTATTAGTGATCTATGGAATCCAGCAGCACTAGCAATCTCTAATATCACTAGAGAAGAACATATGACGTATCCTCGTCCTATGGAAACCATGAAGAAGTTCGATGCATGGCTTAAGGAGTTAAATGATCAAGTAGTTCTTGTATCAGATAATCCTGCATACGACTGGCAATGGATGAATCATTACTTTTATAAGTATATTGGATCTAACCCTTTTGGATTTTCTGCTAGACGTATAGGAGATATTCATAGTGGATTATGTAAAGATTATAAGGCTGCTACTTCTTGGAAGAAATATCGAAAGACGAAGCATACCCATGATCCAGTGGATGATGCTAAGGGTAATGCTGAAGCCATTTTAGTATTCAATGAAAAATTCGGATTTAATGCTCCAGTATGAGTAAAACTTTTATGTGGGAGATATTAGTTCCTACCGTAAAACCTAATACTAATGGTAAAGAGTTTTTTAAAACTAGGTACCATAAAGTTTGGGATACAAAAGTACGACAGCTAACTGATGGACTAACTATCCTAAATCCCGTTAAAGGGCAATGGGTATCCCCAGATAATACTTTGTTCAGAGAGCGAATGATACCAGTTCGTATCATAGCCTCTGAAGAAGATATATCTAATATTATTCAGATGACCGGAGATTATTATGAACAAGAAGCTGTATTATGTTATAGGATTAGTGATTTAGTTGTATTTACTCTTTTTGATCGAAAAAATTCTTCTTAATTAAGGACCCTTATGCGTTTAGTAATTAGTAGAATCTATGTAAATAAAGGTAACAACTTAAAAGTTACTATTAAGAGTCTTCGTAGTGGAGGGGATGAATATGAAACCCTACATGGGGAAGTTGGTTACGAAACGGAGAATGGAGGTGGAGTATTTACTTTAAGCATTAAATCTTTTAGGGAAAGATACACCACTTTACCTACCCTTACAGAAACCCAGCACACTATTGAAGGCTTACACAAAAAAGTAAAAAATTTAGAGGGGACTATAGAAACTTTAAAAGCTAACTTAAGAATTTGTCAGCCTAGAGAGTGTCTAAGAGTTTATCCTAAAGATAATCTTGAACGTCATCTAGAAATACCTATTGACGTATATAACAAGATTAAAAATTTAACCCAATCTAATGTGGAACTTAAAGACAAATTAGATTCCATAAAAAACTTCTTTAAACAAATAACTAATTAGGATAAATCATGGACGTTAAACGTGTAGATTCAAAAGATGAAAATGTAAGCAAGTACGTTTTTGACTTCGGTAATGCCGTGGCAGAAGCAGTGCTATACAAGTATCCAACGTATGAAGATCGTACGGTTATTTGCTGCTCTACCCAAAGCGGTTGTCCTGTGGGATGCCGGTTCTGTGGAGCTGGAGATTCTTTTGTACGATCCCTTACTGCTGAGGAAATTGTAGCTCAAGTAGATTACCTGTTCGCTGATCGTGGCATTGATGTTTCGAAAGTTAAGAAATGTCAAATCATGTTCATGAGCATGGGGGAACCTATGTTGAACTTCAAGAACCTTGCTAAGGCTATTGAAATTCTATATGCAAAATATCCTACCTTTGCTTTGCTCGTTAGTACTTCTGCTCCTATCGGGGATTACTCAAGTTTAACTGAACTTTCTTTTCGTATTCCTACAGTAGGACTACAGTTCTCAGTTCATGAAAGCACTGATGAAGCTAGGAATGCCCTTGTTCCATTCAAAGCTAAATTGAGTCTTCAAGAGATTGCATATGTGGGTAGTGATTGGTATGATGCCACTGGTCGTAAGCCATTCTTTAATTACTGTGCCCATGATAAAAATACCAGTAAAGACGATGTTGTAAGACTTGCCAATCTTTTTCCTACAGATATTTGGGAAGCAACCGTATCAGTCATTTGTGAACGGGATGAATCTATCTCTGCAGCTAATGCTCGTCAGCGTAAATTAGCAACTGATTTTATGGAGTTGTTATTAAATGAAGGATACTCCGTACGTTGCTTTGACCCTGCTGGACAAGATGACATTGGCGGCGGTTGTGGTCAGTTATGGTTCGTACAAGACTGGATGAAAACTCATCCTAATTTAGCTAAACCAAGTGTAGGTAGAAGTATTCCTATTGTTCATACTCCAACTTTGAAGGCGGCATAATCATGATTGAAATTAATCCAAAACATCCTAAGATAGACTTCTCAAAACCTATCCAATTTAAAGCGAGAAATCGTGGTATGGGTAGTGGGGTGTATGAAGATTGTTTACTTAGTCCTTGCGGAAAATTTCTTAATGAAGGATTTGATGGCAGCGGTAGTAGATTAGAGTTTCCTTGGAATGTCCTCCGTAATACACCTAATGTTACCACAGCAGAAATAGTTGAAATACGAGACAAAGCTATTGATTTTGCTCATAATCAATGCGGGGAAGATCTTAAGAGAAATACCCAACGTTGGGCAGCTATGCAGTACAAAGAAAAAACTTTACCTTAATTAACTTAACCGAAAGCTTTAAAATGAAAAAATCAATCATTGCTATTATGTTATTGTTAGCCTCTTTTAGTGCATACGCCGGTTGTTATTCAGAAGGCGTTCGCAAAGGAGATATTCAAAAGTTCTCAGCTAAGGGTATTATTACTAAGAGCTGGGAAGGAGAAATGGTTCAACAAGGCATTCGTGCAAATACTGCTTCCAGAGGAACTCTTACTAATATTTGGAAATTCTCTGTAACAGATCCTGAAGTAGCTAAGAAGATTGATGATGCAATGTTTTCTGGTGGAGTTATTACCGTTAAATATTGTCAATCTCTTCTTCGTAATCCTTTATTGTCTAATACTAGTTATTTAGTAGTAGACGTTGCCCCAACTAAATAATCAAGAAAGATACAAATGAATACTATTGCAAAACAAGCTAACTACATTAAGTCACACGGGGTTTTACTTCCTAATAACCAAGTGTTTTTGACAAAACCACTTTTCGTTTTTAAGAAAGTATTATGTCTTAAAAGCGAAAATATTTTTAATAATCCGTATCCGTCTCTTTCACTATTAGAAGATGAGATTAAAACTCAAGCAAAACGAAATGTCCATTATACTATGGAAGGTATAGCTAATCTAATTATACCCGTGGGGTCTATAGTAAACCCTCCTGTAACTAATGAATTAAAAATTAGGGCTAACCGTGCAATTTGTTATTCTATAGCAGGTAGATATAATAAACAACAAAAAACAGTAGGGGTATCTAAATATGATAATTCTTTTGTTTATCGTTCAGCTTTAGAAAATCGTCCTTCAAGTATTAAAACTTACATGAAGAGCTATTTAAAAGATTATGGTTTAGGGTACCCTAATTCGGAGAGTTATCCTAGTAATCCGGATATGGCAGACTACACTATATATCCCAACAAATTTAATACTAACAGAACTGAATGTAGGCATGGTATCCACTTCTTTTTAAAACTTAAAGATGCGTTGAGTTATTAAAATCTAGACAATAAAAAACCAGGCTTGTGATCTGGTTTTTTTAGCTTAAAGAAGACCTGAAAATGTGGTATAAGATTAACAGAAAGGATTTACATGAATACAGGAATTTATAAAATTGAGCATTTAGCTAGTGGTAAGATCTATGTTGGAAGTGCAGTGAATATTAAACGAAGAATATGGGAACATAAGAATAGACTTAAAACTTCAACCCATCCTAATCCTAAACTTCAACGAGCTTGGGATAAATATGGTGCAGAAGCTTTTGAATTTTCTATTTTAGTTATTTGTTCTAGCGAAGAATTACTTATAAAAGAACAAGAATTTATAGACAACTTAAAAACTATGGAATTTGGGTATAATTTATGTCCAGTAGCAGGAAGCGCTTTAGGAATAAAACGTTCTGAAGAAACTAAGAAAAGAATGTCGGAGTCTCAGAAGGGTAGGGAATTTTCAGAAGAACATAAACAAAATATTACCAAATCTCAATTGGGGAATAAACGAAAACCTCATTCTGAAGAAACAAAAATAAAAATGTCTATTACTGCTAAAAATAGAATACATATACCCCAATCAGAAGAAACAAAAGCCAAACGATCAGCTGCGTTAAAAGGTATACCTAGATCTGAAGAAACTAAAAGAAAAATATCAGAAACTAAAAATAGTAAAAATCTAGACAATAAAAAACCAGGCTTGTGACCTGGTTTTTTTAGATTACTAAAGAGGTTGACTCTTAGAAATTACAAACGATAGCACCATTTACGTTTCCAATACCAGCGCCGATAGCTTCATACGTACGGAACTCAATTTGATCCGCTTCAGTTTTCAGGAACACAGTCGGTTGTTGTAGACTGTAGAACTGACCAAGGTAATCTTGGGAAGTAAAGATAATTGCTTGTGTATCAGGTAGGAGATCTGACTTGTTAGTAGTAATGATTTTATATCCGAAGAAATTATCAAGACTAGCTTCACCAGTGAAGAACGCTCCAGCTTTAGCACTACCAATAGTTGTTGCAGGCTGAGCTAACAGATCGGCGTACATTGATTGAGTCATCAAGATACATCCTACTGCTAATTTTTTAGCTAACAGATACTTAACACCAGTCATCAGGTTAACGATACTAAATCCACCCGAGATTGTATGAGTATTGCTGTTTGCAGCAGCGATAGTAGTAATATTACCGTAGAAGTTTTTGTCTTCTTGTTCTTGAATATCCTTAACACTATTTTCTTGAAGAATAGTACGAATGTCAGTACGGTAAGTAGCTAATTCGAACTTAGATTTCTTGAAAGTATCACTTTCGATCTTTTGAAAAGTTACCGCGTATTTCGAACCTTTGAAATAACGAATCTGACCACGACCTAAGAAAGGCATGTTAGCTGCAACGCTATCAGGTTCTTTTTCAACGATAACGGTCGGTTCTTCAGTAATCTGACGATCCAGTTCGTTAACTGTAATTTCAACTGGTGTTAAGATTTTACGAGTAAAACCATCTTCACGTAGTTTTTGACGCACAAACGCGGACATTGCTGCACCGGCTTCTTTTGTCAGGCCTTGGTCAATCTTGTCCAGAAAAGACTGGTTCAAAAATTGAGTATTAATTGTTTCTGTATTATATCCGCTCATTTATATTCTCCTATTATTTCACAAGAACTGTTAAGTGGGCGGTATCAGATGTGCCAACTGCCACAACATCAAGAACTACGCCAACTACTGGATCAGCAGGTACATAGGTAGAACCAGCACCGGTAGCAACAGCAGCCAGAGTTAGAACACCATTTTTAGCTGTCAAAGGCGAACCTGGGACATATGTAGGAACTGCATCATAGTTAGAAATATCAACTGTGAAACCACTCCATAGTACAACCGCTTTATTAGAGTTAACAGCAGAGCCACTATCTCCATTACCTTGCATTACTAGACCGACATAACCATTTGCACCAGCGCCACTTTTAGCTACTGTTCCATCTGATTGTTTTTCAACCCAGTCACCATTTACTAGAGTCGCACCAGCATAAATAAGTTCAGCACGATCTAACGCGCCCTCATTAGGCCAGCCACGACGTACCATTGCTACGGCTTCCATCTTCATTTGAATATCCTTTAAATTATATTACTTTTTTTACTATAATCCAGCCTGGGCTGAATTTGTTATCTTTGGTTATTGTTACATAACTGAATTTATTTTAGCCCGTAAATCCTAACG